ATCTTCTACTTGAAGTTCCCACTCAATGTCGACCTTGCCATCACCACCAACAAAGTTTATTGGTGAAGGTTCTCCGAAGACTTCTACCAAATCTGCATAACTTGCAGTGATATAGCCTTGAAGACTTGTTGATACCCAGTTTGACCTAGGCTTGATTTCGTAATTCTCTGAATTCATAACAACTCCCATTGTTTTAATTTATACAACCATTATACCATAGTTGAACACTAATGTCAACCATTATTTGCATTTTATTATGATAACATGTTCTTTTTCACCATCTTTATTGATGATTGTAGTAGATACCTGATCCCATACTGTATTTGACATGTTTGATTCCTTTTATCAATTTATAGTACTATTATATATGGAATCATAAAGAATGTCAACAACAATTCATAGTTTGTATAGAACAAAAAGGAATATCCATATAACCAGAATGAATATTAGACTCCACAGGTCATATGTTCGTATGCGTCAGGACAGATATTGATATCGTCTCCACAACCGCACAATTGATCTTCTTCAATTGATGGAGCTCCTACCATGTCTCTAATTTGAGACTCAGTCCACCTTTGTTTACCACCTACGGTGGATTGCTTCGCAAGCAATGTTATTTGTTCATTTGTTAATCCCATTCGTATACTCCTTACTTTATTGTTTAAATCTGATAGATCTATTATACAAGGAGTTTGGGTATCTGTCAATGGTTTTATGAAATTAATTTCAGATCAACACTCCTTATACAATATATAGATAACTGAAGGTGGTAGAAAATAACTATTGACATTCATAAAGAACTGTTGTATAATGGTATCTGAAATGAGGAATGGAGCAATCCTTCTAAATTAACTATTGACATCAACTACGAACTATGGTATAATGGTGGTTGATATGGAGAATAATGATTTGGCTAAACAAAACGAACAGTTCAGAATCCTAACAGCTCGACAGCACGTTCGAGAAAGGATCGGCATGTATATGGGTTCAAGTTCTAAAGAGGACATCGAAAGATTTGTCCTTGGCGAATGGAAGAAGACCACGTATGTTCCTGCACTATCAAAAATGGTTGACGAAATTCTCGACAACTCAATTGATGAAGCAATCCGCACAAACTTTAAATTTGCTAACAAGATTGATGTATCTATTAATAGTAACAAGATTACCGTAACCGACAATGGTCGAGGTATTCCTCAAGACAAGATCTTTGACGAAGCAATGCAAACTGAAATCTTAAGACCTGTAGCAGCATGGACGAAAGTTAATGCAGGTACTTCTTTTGATGATGAACGTGTGACAATCGGTACTAACGGCGTTGGCTCTGCTGCAACCAACTTCCTATCTAAAACATTCACAGGTAAAACATGGTCTAATCAAAAGTCGATACAACTTGACTGTAAAGACGGTGCTGATACCATGAATGTTAAGACAGGCGGCAAAGCAGGAAGCGGTACTGAGGTATCATTTGTTCCTGACTTTGAGTTGTTTGAAGTTGACTCATTAGACCAACTTGATACAATTATATTAATAGAAGATCGACTCATCAGTTTGCAGATGGCATTTCCTGAGATTCAGTTTTCCTTTAATAAAAAGAAGATCGCGGTTAATAACTTTAAGAAGTATACTGAAATGTTTTCTGACATATCTATTATGGAAAAGACAACAAATCTTTCATACTTCATTGCTCCTTCGGAAGATGGGTTTAGAACTAACAGTTATATTAATGGTGTGAATACAAGACAGGGTGGTACATATGTTGATCACTTTATGAATTCCATTATTGATTCGTTAACTGTTAAAATTAAAAGACGTCATAAAGTAGAAGTATTAAAGACTACGATTAAGAGTGGTATTACTTTTGTGATGTTTGCTCGAAACTTTGTGAATCCTAAATTTGATTCTCAGACAAAAGAACGTCTAACTAATCCAACAGGAAACATCAAGGAACACCTTGAGATATGCAGGGTACGGGATGCTGAGTGGCTCGCCAACAAGATTCTTAATACTCCTGATATAATTGACCCAATCATTGAAGCTCAACTTGCGAAGAAGTTAGCGGCCGATAGAAGAGCTGCTACTCTCGCACAGAAAAAGTTACGTAAGGTAAAGGTTGCTAAACATATCTCTGCTAACAAAGATGATGCAACATTGAAAATTGTGGAAGGTGATTCTGCAATGGGATTCTTGTTAAAGGTACGTGATCCTGATACGGTTGGTGCGTTTCCACTTCGAGGTGTCATCATGAATACCTGGGATATGAAACCTGCTGAAGTATTAAAGAACAAGGAACTATCAGAATTAGTAGCGGTTCTAGGACTCGATATAAACGATCCAGACTCTGTAGATAATATGACATACAAATATATTGCTACATTAACTGATGCTGACCATGATGGTATAGGACATATATCACCACTGCTAATTGCGTTCTTCTACAAATTTTGGCCTCGGTTGTTATTAGAGAATCGTGTTCAGATTACAAGAACTCCTATTATGATCTCTACAAAGGATAAGACTGTTAAATGGTTCTATACTTATGAAGATGCACAAGAGTTCAAAAAGAACGAAGGATGGAAGCATCGATATATTAAAGGTTTAGGTTCTTTAACCGAAGATGAATATCATGTCATTATTAATAAACCAATGTATGACACGGTAACGATTGATGATGCTTCGGTATTTCAGATGATGTTCGGTAAAGAATCTAGTTTACGTAAAGAATACATGTTTGCATAAACCAGTTGACATTCATAAAGAACTGTTATATAATAGTACTATAAATTAATAAAGGTAATAATTGATGGATTTGACAATGTTCACCGAAAAGCTTAAAGGCAATAACTATCCTATATCTAAGGTAGCTGCTAATGAGTGGAAAGCATTCGCAATGTATACGGTTGAATCACGTGCAATACCAAATATGATTGACGGGCTAAAGCCTGTTCAGAGATTCTATTTGTATTCATCGTTGATTAACAGTAAACGTGATTTTAAGAAGGTATCTGCAGTGTCAGGTATTATATCAGACTATGGTTATAATCATGGTGAATCTTCAGCGGCTGGTGCAGGACAGTTAATGGCTGCTGAATGGAATAACAACATTTGTCTTATTGAAGGTCGTGGTAGTTTTGGAACAAGATTAGTTCAGGATGCTGGTGCTCCTCGTTATGTTTATTCGAGAGTTAACGATAACTTCAATAAGTATGTTAAAGATATTGATCTTAGTCCTATACATGAAGATCCTGAACACGAACCACCTACGTTCTATTTACCAATCCTTCCTTTAGTGTTAGCGAATGGAACTAAAGGTATTGCTACAGGATTTGCTACAAACATCTTACCGCATAATCCTAAAGATTTAAAGAAAGCATGCGTTCAGTATTTAGAGAAAGGCAAGATTACTATAAAGCCTGCGATCAAGTTTCCTGAGTTCACAGGTACAGTTGAACAGAGTAAAGAAGATCCTACTAAGTATATTGCTTATGGTACATTTGTAAGGAAAGGTAAGACTGCTGTTTCTATTACTGAAGTACCATACGGATTTGACCGAGAAGGTTATGTTAAGGTATTAGACAAGCTCGAAGAAGAGGGTGATATCGTATCCTATGAAGATAAATGTAATAAGAACGGTTTCCACTTTGAAGTTAAACTTAAATTAGCTTCTGCTAAATGGAATGATACCAAGCTTATTGCTAAATTCAAATTAGGTAAGCCATTCTCTCAAAACATCACTGTTATAGATTTTGATGGAAAACTTAGAGAATACACCGACGCTCGATCACTTATCAAGGACTTTTGTGACTACCGCCTTGGGATACTGCAGCAGAGAATTTACGCAAGACTAAAAGAATATACGGAAGAGGTTCGATGGCTTAATGTCAAAATGGAGTTCATTCAAGCAAATATTGATGGACGTATCGTGTTTAAAGATAACACAAAGGTACAGGTCGTCAATCAAATAATGCAAGAGACATCGGCGCTAGGAGGTGACACAAACCGATTACTCGCATTAAGTATCTTAAACCTTACACAAGAAGAAATCGTAAAGCTTAAGAAACAGATTGCTGATTGTAAAGAGACATTAGGCCTGTGGGAAAACACCACACCACAAGAACAGTTTAAAAATGACCTAGGAAGCGTATAATGGATTTTTTAGTATTGCTCGGCTGCTTAGCTGTAGTAATGATTATATTAAACAAATGGGATAATGAGGATAATGAAAATGGCGAGTAATAGTAATACAACTCAATTAGAAATTGATACATCAGCACACATAGACGAGAGAGGTGTTGAAGTTTCTGTTTATATTGGTGCAAACTCATGTGAACCTTCTATTGAAACAATCTTTGATTTTGAAAAATTGATTGAGAACCATTTTGAAGGTTATACAATAGGTGATATGATTCGACCTATAGATATTCCTGATGCAGAACTTTTAGTTATTAAACTTGAGCAGATGGCAAAGTATGCACGAAACATGCTTGAAGATTATTGGGATATGATTCCAGTTGAAGACCGCGTTGAAGGTGAAGAACTTATTGAGACGATCGCGGATCCTACTCCTAATGCAAAGTATTTTGCGTAGGTACTATAATGAATACCGAAGATGAATTAAAAGCAATGAACAATATTAATCGACTTGAGGTTATAGACCAAACAGGTCGTGCTTATATTCATTACTTTTACTATAATGAAAGTGTACGGTATAGTCTACAGGACAATAACAAAACGCTTAAAATATTTATAGATAAAGTCGGAAGAGATGCGCATGACGACTCATTGGACGACTATACAGAATGACTTATGAGAGGATAAAATTGTGGAAGTAGTAATGCAGTTAACAAAATCAACAAAGAATACGCATGTGTACAGTAACGATACTGAAGATGCAGCTATTCCAACATTGTATATTAAAAAACATGCAATGGAGAAAAACCCACCACTAAGAATTGTAGTGACGGTAATATCAGAGTGAAAAACATGTGGCGTCTTTGGGCAAAAGCAATAGGCGAGAAAGAAGGAACAACTGATAGAGAAGCCGACAAGATAGCAATGATTAGAACTGTTATCGTGTCGGTAAACTTTATTACTTGTTTTGTTATTATAGCAGGAAACATACATAACTGGTAGATCATGGACAAGAAAAATTTAAACTTAAACTTACTCACTGAAGGATTACCTTTAACTGATGTTCAGACATTATATCACGAATTCTTTTATAGGAAAGACTATCAATGGTGGCGTGATGTTCAGCCAGGTGACGTTGTTGTTGACATCGGCGCTTGTGTTGGTTTCTTTGTTTGCCACGCTTTGGACCGTAGTGCTTCTCGTATCATTGCTGTTGAGCCTTCTCGACCACATCTTAAAACACTAATACGAAATATCTCTGATTATTTTATAGATCATGGAAAGGTTCCTGTCTTACCTATTGAAGCTGGTATTGGTTCAACTGCAAATCATTTTAAGAACGTCTTTTCAGATCATACAGGTTATAGGAGGATGTCATTCTTAGATCTTGTGGTTGATTACGATATTCCACATATTGATTATTTAAAGATTGACTGTGAAGGTGGTGAGTACGGTATCTTTACAGAAATGAACTTCCCTTATCTACGAAATAACGTAACTCATATTGCAGTTGAATTTCATATGAACGCCTATACAGGTTGCGTTCGTCAATGGCAAAAATTTAGAGACGGTATACTAAAGGATTTTGATACAACTCAGGTACGATTCCTCGAACACGAAGACAGAGCAAAAGCTTATGATGATGAGTTCCTAGCAGCAGGAGACTTTAGTCAATGGAGTTCCTTTATGTTGTTTATTACCAATTCTTAATATACATCATAAACGTATGTGGAACTTTATCCTTCCAATCATCATCCCATAACCACTCAAGCATCCGCTCGTCTTTGAATAATAGTTTTTCTTTAACTTCTGATAAGAATGAATCTCTCCACCTTTCAAATACTTTATGAGAATTGTATCGCTGACCTAATGTAATTCTTACTGCCGCAAATTTTACGTGACTTGTAAATAGCCATAACATTTCTTTAGACAGTATATTATATTCTGCACCCCATGTATCAACTCTCAAGTAATCTATAATAGGAATCTCAAATCCTGTAATAAGTTCTTGTAAATTTAAAACTTGTGGTTCAGGTTCTGCCTTATATGTTGGATTCTGATACATACTTGAAGAATCAATATCCTTTCCCATAGTAGCACATATAGGATATACACGACTATAAGGTGGAATATCAATTAAGTGGTCTGAACAATTGTGAATGGCTGCACGTAGGATTCTACGATTTGGTTCAACCATATAAACTTTACCTGCACCAGCGTCGAGTGCTTTCTTGGCAAACATTCCATTTCCTGTGCCAATATCTAATACTACGTCAGACGGTTGTATTTCATACCACCAATCGTAATCATATTGCTTGTATATTTGGTACCACATCGAACTTATTTTTTCGGGCGACATACCAGCGTAATCAAAATCTTGATTCATTTCCATAACTAATTCCAAAGAGATAAATAAATACTATAAACCATTATAGTTATTTATAGGATTTAAGATGGCAGAAATAATTAACAACTACTTATCACCTTCGAACTTTACGATTAGTATTCAGCGCATACCTAATATTGAGTTCTTTGTTCAGAGTATGACACTCCCAAGTTTACAGGCAACGCCTACAGAGCGTGAAACGCCACTGACTACTATGTTTGAAATAAATGATAAGTTACAGTATAGCGATTTGGAATTATCATTTATCCTTGATGAGAATATGAATAACTATAAAGAAATACTTGAATGGTTAGAAGGTATTAGTGGATCAAGAACTCCTAACGCCACTAAAGCATTGAGCCTTTCAAAATACGGATTTAAATCTGATATCATCGCAACGATTACAAACTCTCATAAGAATCCAAATGTTAAGTTTACATTCAGAGACTGTTTCCCAACATCTTTAGGATCGGTTGAACTTAATGTGAATACTCAAGACGTTGCCTACGCAACATGCAGTGTCACAATGCGATACGATATTTTTACAATGGAACAACTATAAAGGAAAGACTATATTATGAATTATGATTTTATTGAAGTAGGAACTTCGGACTTTGAAACCCACATACAAAACGCAACCGATGATCATGTTGGTTTATCTATTGAACCAATACAATATTATTTAGATCGCCTTCCAAATAAAAAGAACGTTAAGAAATTAAGTTGTGCAGTTTCTTTTGATGGGATAGCAGGTCGAGATAAAGTATATTATGTCCCTCATGAAACAATCGTAAGACACGGCCTTCCACATTGGATCCGCGGTTGTAATTCAATTGGTGATTATCACTATCAACACAAAATACGAAATCTTCAAGAGTTTGTTGAAACAATAGACATTGATATGATTCCGCTTGGTGATATTCTTGAGCAGCATAATGTTGAACAACTCAAAACATTAAAGTTAGATACCGAAGGTGGTGATTCTTATATCCTACAATCGTTCGTTCCTGTTCTCGAAAATAGACAACGTGATTGGTGGCCTCAGACTATTGAGTTTGAAACTAATATCCTAACACCAGAAGAAGTCGTAAATGAAACTATTGATATGTATGTTAACCTAGGCTATCGAGTATATCATCGTGGAGTCGGAGAACAAAATACCATATTGGCTATTGACATTTAGTCTGTTATTTGTTATAATAACAATTAATTTCATAAAACTTTTGAGATAGACTATGGACACAAATGATATATCAACCATCTGGGCTGCTGATTCTCCACTTGACGAGACGAACCTCGTAGGTGAATCAAAAAGAATACCTTTACTTCACAGCAAGTACTATAACATGTACTATCGAGAAGTATTGCGAGTAAAAAAGCTAAAAGCAGAATATAAAGAATTGGAAATGGACAAGCGTAATTACTACGATGGTTCTATGGCCGAAGAAGATTTGCGAGAGAAAGGATGGAAGCCGTTTCGCTTAAAAGTAATTCGTAATGATTTGGACAAATACATTCAGGCAGACAAAGAGGTTATCAAACTTAGTCTTACAATTGATTTTCATACTGCAAACGCAAACTACCTCGAAGATATAATTAAAACAATACACAGTAGGAACTTTATTGTCAAGAACATGATTGACATACTTAAGTTTCAGTCTGGAGAATATTAATGGATTGGTTAACAAAATTTTGGCGGAAGCCTGAAGTTCAGCAACAGGAAACGCTTGTGATAGATATGATGAAAGATGATGTTGACCCTGAAGAACTAACAATTGAAAACGCATATAAGACAAGATGGATTTGGTATCACACGATATTAGCCGTCGGAATATTTTTCACTAATGTATTGTTAATAGCGATACTATTACTATTGGCAATTAAATTATGATATACTTTTGGATTGGATTTATATTAATGTTTCTTAACGAAGGATTCGTAATCATGCGACACGTACATCCTTGGTTTGCTGCAAAGAGAGAATCGTTAATTGCATACCTTGGTCGATATTGGAAAGTAACTCATAGTATAGCAGATACATTATGGATTGTATTAATTGCTTATGGTTATTACTTAGTACCAGATTCCTGGGAAACATTTACTATACCGCTGCTTACCTTTTGGTTATCTGTCCTATTATTTGTATACATACCTAAGTGGTTTAAAAAATGAATCCATACTGCGAAGATATTCCAACAGAATTAAAGAGAACCATTTACGATGGCTTCTGTCATATTCAAGAACTCAAAGGAATACCTCCGAGAGTACAACAATCAATGCTGCTTGCATTAACTGGTATGTTAAAAGAACATGGTTGGCCAGTGATTGGTATTACCGAAGCTGCGGCATTACGTATTCAAGAGAACGAATACAAAAGACCAAAGAAAATCAATCGTTCGCATATCTATTCAAGAAAGGAAACATCAGACATTTTGTTTTCAAAGGAATGGACTTTTACTGACTTTTGGGATTTCTTTTTAAAACGCGACTGTTGTGTATTAGCAACGTCTAAAGAAAACTATTCAAAGGAACCTGAAGACTTATGGAGACAAGTACCGAAAGGTATGTTTCAATCTGTAGGATTTGCGTTCAGAGTTGGAAAGGAAGAGGCCTCTTGGCTTAAAGAGCAATTATGAGTGACAAGATAGAAATAGAATATATTGATTCGGTCTATATGCGAATCAAAGCCGACGCAGGTTTGAAAGTTGAACTATCAGAGTTCTTTTCTTTTAAACCAGAAGGTTATCAGTTCAGTCCAAAATATAAAGCAAGAGTGTGGGATGGAACGATTCGACTGTTTCAACCAATGCGTCCTGTATTGTATGTTGGTTTGTATCCACACCTAAAGAAGTTTTGCGATGAGCGTGATTATATTCTAGAAGCACCTAAACAGATTGGCGAACCGGAGAACATCGAAGATGGATATATTGAGGAATTGGCGGAAGAGATTAACTGCAAGTTTAAACCACGAGACTACCAAATCGAATATATCAGCAACGCTTTGCGTAACCGTAGATCTTTATCTCTATCACCGACATCATCTGGTAAGTCTTTAATCATTTATTTGATTCAGCAACATTACTACCAAGGACTTGGATTACGAACACTTATTATTGTTCCAACCATTTCATTAGTACATCAAATGTGTGGTGACTTTGTTGATTATGGTTGTGATGAATCTGACATATATAAAATACAAGGTGGTGTTGATAAGAATACGAAAGCACCGATAGTAATATCTACATGGCAATCTTTAGTCAAACAAGATAAGGATTGGTTTGGTCAATTTGGTTGTGTCATGGGTGATGAAGCTCATACCTTCCAAGCAAAGTCATTAACTACAATTATGCACAAACTTGAACACTGTGAATATCGTCACGGGTTTACAGGTACTCTCAAATCGGCAGAAAGTAAAACTCATAGGTTAGTACTTGAAGGTTGTTTTGGAGAAGTGAAACGAATTGTATCTACAAAGAAATTAATGGATGAAGGTACGGTTGCTGACTTTGAAGTTAAAGCGATTGTATTGAATCATAGCAATGAAGCGAAGGCAGCATTTAAAAAGGCGATGGGACAAGTTAAAGAACCTGTTAAGAAATGGCCGGCTGAACGTGAATTCATTGTGAATCATACAGGTAGAAATAATTTTATTAAGAATCTTGTACATTCCTTAAAAGGACAGAACAATTTAATATTATTTGATCTTGTGGAAAAACATGGTAAGATACTCGAACCTATGCTTCATAAAGAAGGTAGAGTATTACATTTTATATATGGTGCAACAAAAGGAGAAGAACGTGAACGCATTCGACATTTGGTTGAGAACGACCCTGACAAGAAACATGATATACTCGCATCCTATGGAGTTTTTAGTACTGGTGTTAACATTAAAAGACTTGATAACGTAATCTTTGCTTCATCTTCAAAATCTGAGATTAAAGTATTACAATCAATTGGTCGGAGTTTACGTAAAGCTGAAGACTCCCAGAAAGCAGTCTTGTATGATATTGCTGATGATTTGTCTATAGGTAGTTACGAAAACTATACATTAAAACATTTTAAATCTAGAATTGAAATTTACTCAACGGAAGAATTTCCGTTCAAGATCTTTACTGTTGATATTTAAACTATTATTGTTTTAAAGCAGATATACTTATTATACAAGGAGTTGAACCAAATGTCAATAGTTATTTTCATTTATTTTCATATTTGTGAAATTAAACTCAAATACATTGATTAACCATTGACATCAAGAACAAATTGTGATATAATTACTATATTATTAAAAACAGGAGTCTATTCGTTATGGCTAAGAAAAGGAACTATGTAAACAATAAAGACCTACTTGCGGCACTAATAGCCTACAGGGAAAGTGTAGCAGAGGCAGAAGAAGGTGGTGATAAGAAACCACAAGTCCCCGATTATATCGGTAAGTGTATTATGATGATTGCTCAAAGATTGGCAACACGCCCAAACTTTAGTGGATATATGTATAAGGAAGAGATGATCTCAGATGGTATTGAGAATTGTCTACAATATATACATAACTTCAATCCAGAGAAATCTCAAAATCCGTTTGCTTATTTTACTCAAATCATTTGGTATGCATTCCTACGTCGAATCTCTAAAGAGAAGAAGCAAATGTATATTAAATTCAAAGCTTCCCAGAGACAGATGTTTGATTCAGAAACCTTTGATGATTCCACAGGAACCATGGTTGGCAGCGTACTGCCTGACTATATCAGTGAATTCATTGATGACTTTGAAACTAAGAACAGGCTGGCGAAAGAAAAGAATAAAGCGAAACAACAAGAACAGCAAGAACAAGACGAGAAGTAAATTATGGAACTAGTGAAAGCGTCAGATCCAATTCTGAGTAAAGAGTTGAATGATATTGATATTGAAAATCCGCAAGTTGATCTAAAAGAAACAAAGGATCAAATGGTAGAGCTTATGGTCTCCAAAAGAGGTTTAGGACTATCTGCAGGACAAGTCGGTATTGACTATAAATTGTTTATTATTGGAGAAAGCAAAGAGAACTGTATGATGTTCGTGAATCCTGAAGTCCTCTCTGTATCTGAAGAAACCGAACTTGATGTTGAAGGTTGTTTAAGTTACCCAGACATGTTCGTTAAAATGCCAAGACCTAATATGGTTGAAGCAAAGTGGTACGATGAAGAAGGTAAACCACAAGAAGGTAGATTTGAGGGTTATACCGCAAGATGTTTTCTACATGAATATGATCACCTATATGGCGTTGTATTCAAGGATAAAGTATCACGACTTAAATGGGAACGAGCAAAGACAAAGAAAGGCAAAGTCTCAAAACAAAGAAACCAATTGACAGCAATGATGGCGGATGCTCAAGCAGCGATAGATAACGCTAAAACCGCTCAAGCTGTTACCCAGGAGTAATATGAAGATCGCAATCGTTACCGATATCCACATCGGTGTTAGAGGCGATTCAAAAGTATTTCATGAAGTACAACGAAAGTTTTTTGAAGAAGAATTCTTTCCGTATTTAGATGAACATGGTATCACTACTGTGTTTGATCTTGGAGATACTTTTGATCGTCGAAAATATATCAACTATGCTACTTTATCTGCAGGTAAGTCATTCCTGTTTGATAATTTAGTAAAACGTAATATAGATTTCCATTGTCTTATTGGTAATCACGATACTTATTACGCAAGTACTAACGAAATCAATAGTATGAATCTATTAACTCAAGAGTATCCTCAGTTTACTTTATATGAGGATGACGCTACTGAGTTAGAAATAGGATCTACAAAATTCCTTATGCTTCCGTGGCTCAACAAAGAGAACGGTGAAAAGAATCTTGAAGTCGTTAGAAACACTGATGCTACTATATTGATGGGTCACCTTGAAGTAAAAGGTTTCGAGATGATGAAAGGTGCGTTATGTACGCATGGTATTGATATGAACGTGTTTAAGAATTTTGAATCTGCGTTCTCTGGTCATTTCCACCATCCTTCAAGATATGGCAATGTTGAGTACCTTGGATCACCTTATGAAATGACATGGTCTGATTATAAAG